ACTCCTTCATTAGCAACTACAGGTATAAGTAGTTATAATTTTAGTGTAGGTGTTTATAAATCAGATAGCCCATCATATGCAAGTCCTTTCTTTAACTTCACATACAACTTACAGAAAGAAATTACAGGTACTGTATCTTGGATAACTGATAGTGACTTGGGACAAATATTCAATGGTACTATTAGTACATTGTCTGTTAGAGCAGTAAGTGATGTTGAATTAAGTTATAGATTAACAAGTGGTAGTTTGCCACCAAATCTAAGTATTTCAAGTAACGGAGAAATTATAGGAAGAGTTGCTGACCAGCCGACTAGCACATATTTAGAACAAAATTCAACAACAGATTTTACATTTACCGTACAAGCATACAGTGCAGAATTTCCTGTAGTAGGATCATCTAAGTCGTTCACATTAACTGTATTACAAGAATTTGATCAACCAACAGATACGTTGTACATTCAAGCTACACCTTCACTCAATGATAGACAAATACTTTCTACATTGTTAAACAATACTGAGTTGATACCAACTGATTCATTATATAGAAGCAACGACCAATATTTTGGTAAAGCAACAAGTGTTATATATGAACACGCTTATGGCATATATGCAAGTGATATTGAAGAATATCTATCTGCTGTCACACAAAATCATTACTGGAGAAATATTACTCTAGGTGAATTAAAAACTGCTGTTGCAAAAAATAGTGCTGGTGAAATAATTTATGAAGTTGTTTATAGTGAAGTAATTGATAACTTAGTTAATCCATCAGGTACAAGTATACAACAAGAGATAGTTTGGCCAAGACCTATTGATTTGGGATTAGGCCCATGGTATACAAGTATTACTGATATCTATACAAGTTACAGCGACATATTAGGACAAGAATACTATACCAGTTTAACACCGGGCTTTGCAAGAGTATTGTATCCAAATAGTTTATACAATATGCGTAATCGTGTAGCACAGGTTGTTGGACAAGTAACACAAAGTACATTGTTGCCATTATGGATGACAAGTCAACAGGCTAACGGTAGCACATTGGGATATACACAAGCTTGGGTTATATGTTATACTAAGCCCGGTCTAGCAGATGCAATTAAAACTAACATTGAAGTTAATTGGCCTTACACACTAAATCAAATTAATTTCCAAATCGACAGATTCAGTGTAGATAAGAGTGTAACTTATAACTATAACAATAGAACGGTACCTGCTAGTTGGTCTGAATTGCCAAGTGCAACACCTACTCCCGATCCATTGAACAGCAAAGATTTCTATGTTTTATTCCCTAGACAAACAATTTTACCGAATGAAACTCAATAACTAAATACTAGACGGAAAACGAATATGAGCCAAATAAACACAAATGGAATAAATGTAAATTATCCTGTACCCGGCGTTAACAATAACAGCCAAGGGTTCAGAGATAACTTTGCCGCAATTAGAACTAATCTGAATACTGCTAGTACAGAAATTACAGATTTGCAAAACAATGTAGTAGTTAAATCTGCACTAGCCAATACGGTTGTAGATAACAATATGGCTAACACATTGATTAGCAATGCATTGACACGTAGTTTTAGAGCCAGTAGTTATAATTTGGGTAACAATATTTCTAATTCAATTGTTATCAATGCTAGTTTGGGTGATGTACAATATGGAACTATTTCTGGTAATACAACTATTACTTTTGCAGGTTGGGCACCAGCTGGAACACAAAGTAATCTTCAATTGCAATTGAATGTTTCAAATAGTCAAGCAGTAATATCATTACCCACACAAGTATCAATTGCAGGTACGTATGGAGTAAAGACTGTTGAAAATTATAGTAATGTTGGTGGTGTGCCAACATTGACAGTACCATATGGTGTTGACCAATTAGCATTTAGATTTAGCACATTAGATTGCGGTAACAATATCACAATCGAACCGTTCAATTTGCCTAGACAAACTATGCAGATTCAACAACGCACTCCTGCCCCAACAGGCTTTCAAGGTGATGTTGCTGGAACAGTATCAGTGGATGCAAATTATCTATATGTATGTACGGACACATATAATTCTATAGCTAATACTGTATATGTAACAGCTACTACTGTAACAAGCGATAAGGTCACTATCGATAATACTGCCAAAGTTACTGCTAATGATCCCATTATCTTATCATCGAATATAGGTGGGTTGATTGCTAATACAGTTTATTATGTAGTAGGAATAGCAGATTCAGGAGCACCGGGAAATATCTCTGTCAGTGCTACAAGAACAAGTGGTACAGCAGGGGCTAATGTCACACTAAGTAATGCATCCGGAAACATATCATCAGTATCTTACAATGGTACTGATATCTGGAAAAGAATAGCACTAACTTCATGGTAATAAATACGAAGGATGCAACATCCTTTTATAAACAATCTGTCTGACAAGTCTCTTGAGGACTTGCAGACCAGTATTACCGATCTAATGAAAAAACTTAACTTTGCATACAGTATGCAAAACGGTCCCATGATCCATCAAATTTCTATGGTGTTAGAAAGCTACAAAGCTGAACATAACAAAAAAATGGATGAGATTATGAAAAAACAAAACATTCAAACAACAGTTAGTGTTGAAAAAGAGGGAAAAAAGTGACTACCAGAGTTAAACGAGAGTTTAGTTTCCTAGCCGGAATATGGCTAGAGGGAGAATATCAAATTGGAATGTATTCATTCACATTGTTCATTGAAATATTAACAGATGACCCATATGAACAATCAGTTGCGTTAGAAAGAATGAAATATTTTATTGATGAAATTGTTACCAATAGTGTCTTTATAGAATATAGTGATACTAAGGCAATTGATACATTTACTGGATTGGGTATGAGAGTAGGTGTGCTACCATTAGAACCATATGACCAAGCAATAGCAGTAGCATTATTACTAAAACTAAACGCTATTACAGAGGGTAAATTTAATATCACTAATATGGCATTTAAATCTCAACTAAGTGATGATGTGGAATATTTAATAGATATTGAAGATGATGTTGAAGCTTATGTTACTAAAAACAATTGGTGGAATGATAGTGGTTCAAATATGAGTATCAATAAAAAAGCAAATAAAAAAGATAAAATTGTTAAACTTCATAAAGACAATGAATGGACTGAATTAGATTTGGGTTGGAAACACGTATCTAAACCTAACGCAAGTGAAATTATCTTTACATTAGATACGGACAAATAACTATCCAAAGTTGTTGTGTTTTAGTATAATTTGTGTTACAATACACAAATGAAGTCAGATATTTACGGTCAACAAATCTTTACTGAAGCAGATTTATGTTTGCTTTACTTGCAGGACCCATTACGTACAATCAAATATGCTTTTGTAGAAAAAGATATCAATTTTGACGATATACTACAATTAGAAAATACACCCACACTTGTAAAATACATTGACCCAAAAACTTCTGTAGAAGATTTTGACAATAACAATCAATCAAACTGGCATTTACCCATCGAATATTCGAATATGGACATTGCCAAATATGTATTAGACAAGTGTAATACTGAAGCAGAATTGCAACGTGCAGGTGAAGAATTAATTAAGTTCCAAGAACGTGATATGTTTATACTGTTAAAGTACTTAAAGTATTTGGTTGATACAATGCGTAGTAATAATATTGTATGGGGTGTAGGTCGAGGTTCAAGTGTAGCAAGTTTTGTATTGTTTTTACTGGAAATACACCGTATAAATAGTTTGTACTATGACTTATCTATAGATGAGTTTTTAAAATAAGGAAAACAAAATGAAAAATTACAGATCCGCAATGGGAAAAACAATTGATATGGCTGCATTAGCCTCACGCAACGAACATACAAGAGCAGTTGGTAATATGCGTGTTAATGCCAGAGGTGACACTATTGATGCAAATGGTAGAATTATTAAACCTGTAACTGATAAAGTAAACGAAGCTTATAGTAAAACAGTAGGCAATAAGTCGGCACAGGTTACAAAAAGACCTGTCACACCCAAACCACAAGTCAAAGAAGAACTTACTCCAGCAGAAATTGAATTGGAAGAAAGTTTTGAAGATGATGTTGAAGTAGAAAAAATTAAAGCAGAAGAAGTTAAAAAAGGAAAGAAATGAGTGAATATAGTAAACCAGCGTTTAGTCCCACTAAAGTTGATAAGTTAACATTCTTTAAGGATCACATAATCGTGTCCGATATGAAGTTTGACGAACGTATCACCGCAGGTGGTATTATCTTAATGGACGATGATAAGAAAAGTTCTGGCATTCGCCCACGCTGGGCAAAGATTTATGGATTAGGTCCTGACGTGAAGGATCCGGAACTACAGATTGGTAAATTCATACTTATCAGTCACGGACGTTGGACACGGGGTATTACAGTTGAAACACCAGAGGGTAAACAGACGTTGCGTAAAGTTGATCCTAATGATATACTATTGATATCGGATGAGCCGATGGAAGATGAAACAATTAGCGACAAGGTATATTAATGATAAACTGGTTTAGACAAAAATTACACAACTTTATATTTCCTCAAGATACTAATGAGTTAGTAGAAACTAAAACTCATAGAGGGCGTGGCCTTATTAGTAGAGGGTCACAGCTTGATAATAGAGGAATGAATTTTACAATTCATATGGCTAATGGTGGCTATGTGTTAGAGTATTCAACTTATAACGATAAGACAGACAGACACGATAATGCATTACACATTATTAACTCTGATACAGATTTAGGTCAAGGTATTGCACACATCATCACACTTGAAATGCTAAGAAAATGAAGAATAAACTTTGGGTAGAGAAATATCGTCCGGATAATATAAGTGATTATGTATTCACCGATAACCGCGTTAAACATCAAGTTGAACAATGGATCAACGATGGTATAATTCCACATCTATTGTTTAGTGGTGACCCGGGTACAGGAAAAACAACTCTTGCAAAAGTTCTAATCAAAGAACTAGGTGTAGAAGATTATGACGTAATGGTTATTAACGCAAGTCGTGAACGTCAGATTGAACTTGTCCGTGAAAAACTAATGTCATTTGCACAAACTATGCCTTTTGGTAAGTTCAAAGTTGTGTTGTTAGATGAAGCAGATTCATTACCACACTTGACGCAAGCGGCATTACGAACTGATATGGAAACATATTCTGATACTGTTCGCTTCATTCTAACTTGCAACTATCCTGATAAAATTATTCCTGCGTTACGAGAAAGCCGTTGTCATAAAATTCATATTAGTAAACCGGATCATACTGATTTTACAGCTCGGGCCGCAAAAGTATTGTTAGATGAAAATATTGATTTTGATATTGACACTTTAGATAACTATGTTAGAGTTTGTTATCCGGATTTGCGTAAGATGTTAAATCAGCTTCAGGTTAACTCTATCGGTAATAAACTTCAATCAGTTCCTACAGGTGACACTGACGAAAATGAATTATTAATGGAAGCAGTTAAACTTTTTAAAGCAGGTAAAGTTCTTGATGGACGACAACAGTTGATGCAATATATTTCTATGTATCCTGCACATATTGAAGATTGTTATCGTTGGATGTATGAGAACTTAGATTTGTGGGGTAACTCACAAGAACGTAAAGATGCAAGCATCATTACGATTCGCAATGGATTAGCAAATCTGCCACTAGTAGGTATTCCTGAGATTAGTTTGGCAGCTACATTAGTGGAGTTAACAGCATGAGATATTTATTGATTACATTTATGAGAAAGCCCGGCGGGCAGATTGATGAATCAGTTGCAGTAAGTAAAAAAGTTAAACCTGCAGATTTACAAACCTGTAATGTTATTATTGATTATGCAAAGAAAAAAGTAGACAAATGTGTAATTGAAGGTAAGGTAGTTGATACTGATTTTGATAGGATGAATGAATACTATAAGAAAGTATATACTAATCTTATTGAACAATTGGAAAAAGAGGCGGCTATTACCGCAGACTCACAAAACTAAAAACGGGGCAGTGCCCCGTTTTTTATGCGTACATCTTGAGGATGTGTTCAATAATTTTGTGACGTTGTATGTCACGCATATCGAACTTGCAAGACGCTAAGCCTGGAATCACCCCCTTTCCACCATCTAGCCTACTTAGTAAGTCTAGGAGCCCGTTCTCAGGCGTGCGTCTATCTGTCTGTTCTACATCACCAGTGATGACAATCTTACTACCGATCCCGATACGTGTCATAATCATTTTTAACTGGCTTGGGGTTGCATTTTGAGCCTCATCAAGTACGACCCAACTGTTCTTAAAGTTGCGACCTCTACAGAACGCTAGTGGAGCTATCTCTACTATTTGTTCTTCTAGCATATCGGCAATTTCTTTAGTTGAATAATACTCACGTAATACATCTAATAAAGGTCTCGTCCAGGGTTCCATCTTTTGATTAATATCTCCTGGTAAAAACCCGTGCTTTTCATCATCTACACCTACTGCGGGCCTGGATAGAATTATCCTATCACAGTCTCCGTTTCGCATTGCTTTAATAGCGGCTTGCATAGCAAGATACGTTTTCCCTGTCCCTGCAGGTCCCGAAACCACGACTATATCTGTCTTGTCATCAAGTAGTGCTAATATGTATTTTTCTTGATTAATGGATTTTGGGATGAGTTCTACGGATTTACGTACTCTTGGTTTTTGCGTTGCTTGTGCTTGTGAAAAGTCAATCGTTTTTGATTCTTTCTGATAGAATGTATTACCTTCTTTTTTACTGTGTGAAAACCGTGTGTCTGTTGTTCGTAATGCGCTGGTTTTTCGTTTGCTCAAGTTAATTCTCCTTTGTAGAGCGGTGAGTTCTCATAACACTCAAGATTATTTAAGGTCAATACATAGAGATATAGTAGCACACTTTTAACACAAATTATAATGATAAATATTAGGCTTATCCCTGTCTTTCTCAAATCTATATATAAAATCACAATAAGATAAATACATATATGAGAACTCCACCTATTGCCGACGATTTTTTTGATGACGTTGATTATGTCAGTATCATTAGTACCATTAAAGGGATATATACCAGCGATGGTTCTATGTCCGTATTATTAGACTTTGAACGAGTTTTGGACGAAGCTGATATGTACGCTTTTAGAAACTGGCAACTTGGAGAATTAGTCCAAGGGCCGGTAGTTAAAAGATACAGCGTAGCCTGTATGTTTATGTGGCCATACAAGCTAATGCCCGATCCAAGTGGTGCTAAAAGACTAGTTAAATTGGGATGTAAAATCCAATGGAAAAAGACTAAGATTGACGTTCCAGTAGAAGTAGATGATTATGACGATTATGTACCGGGAACACGTTATCCAAAGATGAATAAAAAAGCAGTATGGCTAGTCAACATTGAAATGCCTAAAGAAATTATGGATGATATCCGTGAAGGTTCTATTGATTTAGCTGGACAGAATATTGACTTAAATGAACTTGACGATTCATATATAGATGATTTAGAATCAGAAGATAGCGATGGTAGTGAAGATGGTGGTTTAAATCAACAGCAAGAACCAGGTATGACGGGTAATATGCCATTAGATGCTAATGCACCCCCTCCAATGGGAGCAATGTAATATGAATAAAGTTATAATCAATGAAGGGTTAGACTATCACGACTTGGAGGGACAACTTGTTCCTGAAGTTACAGTAGATGAATATGCCGCACATATGGGCAAAGATAGTGAGATTGTTACGTTAGCATTTACTATTAAAAACAAACAAGCCGGCGATGATTTATGTGATTGGTTTGAGCGTGGATATGACTTTGTATTAGACGCACAGGTTAGTGAAGGTGAGATAAGTCCTGGTCGATATCTGGTGTTCGTGGAAATGAATCGTAGAAGTAGCGTTCCGGAACGTATCATTGAATTATTAAAAGATTTAAAAACATTAACTGATATGAAACTAAGTGATTGGACTGTTATGATTGATAGTGAAGAATATGAGCCAACCGAAGAAGTACTAAAACAAGTATTAGTCTTATCACCACATAACTATCGTGTTGAAGAAGAACGTGAAGAAGATTTAAATGAAATGCGCCATCGTGCAGGATTAGATGTTAAACCTATATATACAGATAAACAGGATTCTGAACTTAGAGCATTTAAATCAATAGCAGGATTATAAACATGCCAACTATATTACCTAAAAAAGCAGTATATGAAGTACCTACAGCATTAGATGACGACCATTATGATGCACTTGCATCTGATCCGTCAATTCAACAATTTCCACAAGGCAGCAGTTATGGTTCAACCTCATCATTCGGCGGGTCTTCAGCATTTAGCTCACCTTCAGCAGGAGGCTTCGGTGGCGGTTCGTTTGGTTCATCAGGATCGTTCGCAAGTCCAAGCTTCAATCAACAATCAACATCAGGGTTCGGAAGCACACAGAATGTCAATCAATCAAACAGCAACCAACCAGTTCTCACAGGAGCCGCACCAACAAATGCCGCAAGTGGGGCAGATGTATTAGTAGCTAACGACAACACAGATTGGATCAACAAAAAATGGCGTCCAGTTATGGGTTGGATATATATGCTAACTTGTACTATGGACTTTGTTGTATTCCCTATACTATGGAGTTTATTACAAGCAATGAGTAAGGGTAGTGTAACAATGCAATGGCAACCATTGACATTACAAGGTGCTGGTCTTTACCACATCGCTATGGGTGCTGTTCTTGGTATCGCCGCATATGGGCGAACAAAAGAAAAACTCGAAAACAAACAGTAAAAATAAATATTGACATTTATGGAACTATCTCTAGAAACAATCACCAAAGGTATAGGGGCTATCACAGCTAGTTTAGCATTAGCGGGAGGCAGTTATACACTTTGGGATAAATTAAAACCTACACAGCCTATATTGACCTGGCACGGAGAGTATTTCAAAATACAGTCAGGACCAGCAAATGGTGAATTTGCAGTGGTGGTTGCAAGAGAAAAACACCGAGATGACTGTGAAGTAAAAGAATTCAAACTGGAAGTAAAAGATTCACAGTTTCAGGTGCATGATGCCAAAAGTTCTATTAGTGTGTTCTCTGGTCCTGCTTCCCAAAAAGTTGATAAGTTTGGGTATCGCATTACATTTGCTGATCCTGCTAAGGTTGCACCAGGACCGGCTACTTTACTGGCTCATATCAAATACAAATGTCCTGAAGGTGAAGTGATTGTAAATTACCCCGATCATCCCAACTTGAAATTTGATATAATAAAGATATAAAATATTAGAACAACAACTTTTTTATGGTCGTACTAAAGAAAAGATTGAGGGTAAATCTTAATTTGACTACTAACACATAAGGTGTTATAATATTCAGATGGATCATTATCAAACGTTGGGCGTAGCTAAAACAGCTACATCTGATGACATAAAAAAATCATATCGCAAACTTGCAAGTAAACATCATCCTGATAAAGGAGGTGACACCTCTACATTTCAAAAAATCGAAGAAGCATATCGCATTCTTAGTGACCCGCAACAACGTCAACAATATGATAATCCAATGCCACAAGGTAATCCTTTTACAGGATTTCAAGGTGGAGGATTTAATTTCAACGGCGATTTAAATGATTTGTTTGGACAGATGTTCCAACAACATAATCGTAGACACCCGAACACACCTCATACATTTAGAACAAATATTAGTGTTACCCTTGAACAATCATATCACGGAGACACACAAAATTTAAAATTACAAACCCCCAACGGTACACACGCTATCAATATACAAATACCCAGAGGTGTTACACATGGGGCACAGATGCGTTATGAAAACGTTATCCCACAGGCTATATTACTTGTTGAATTTCACGTTCAAAATCATTTAAAATATGAAAGAAGAAATAATGATTTATACTGTAATCATACTGTATCTGTTTTAGATTTGATAGTTGGTACTGAATTTGAGTTTAACACATTATCAGGTAAAACATTATTAGTAAAAATACCACCAAGAACACAACCGCATATGCATTTAAAAATAGCAGGAGAAGGTATGCCCATTGTCAATAGCAATTTATTTGGTGACCAAATAATATTGATTAAACCGATATTACCTGATATAATTGATTCAGAAATAACTGATAGCATTATGCGTTCCAAATCTAAGTAAATAAATATAAAGGAAATAAAACTTTGACTAATTCACCCGAAATTGAAAACATTATTGAACAAGCTATTGCTTTTGCAAAAGAGCGTAAACATCAATATTGTACCGTTGAGCATTTGCTATTAGCATTAATTAATCATACACCGTTTAAAAAGTGTTTAGATAGTTTTGGTGCTGACACTGATTTAATGACTCAGGAAGTAGCCAGCTACCTAGATGGATTACACGCTATTGAATTGAAACACGTAGCAATGGAAGATGTTCAACCACGTAAAACAAACAGTTTAGAACGTGTAATGAATCGTAGTGTAACACAAGTGTTGTTCACTGGTCGTAGACAAGTTACAACTATTGATTTGTATCTAAGTATGGCGAGTGAAGGCAATAGTCACGCACACTATTTCTTGTTGAAGTATGGTATTAACAAACAAGAGTTTGTAACTCATTGGCAAAAAACATACAAGGGTGCTGAATTCACTACTAAGTTGAGCGATGGACAAGCAGATGAAATTTTAGAAGAATATACTATCAATCTAAGCGAGTTAGCAAGACAAGGTAAACTTGAACCACTAATTGGTCGTGCAAAAGAACTTGATGAGATTGTTAATGTATTAGCTAAACGATTCAAGTCAAATGTATTAATGGTAGGTGATCCGGGGGTAGGTAAAACTGCTATTGCAGAAGGTCTTGCACAAACTATTGTTATAGGTGATTGTCCTGAATTTATTCTTAACCATGATGTATATTCACTTGAAGTAGGTTCATTACTTGCTGGTAGTAAATATCGTGGTGACTTTGAAGAAAAAGTCAAACAAGTATTAGAAGCACTTAACACTAAAAAGAAAGCTATATTATTCATTGATGAAGCACATACAATGAGTGGTAGTGGTAGTGGTAACGGTGGTAGTGTTGACTTTGCTAACATGATTAAGCCCGCAATCACTAAAGGTACATTGAAAGTTATCGCAAGTACTACTTGGGAAGAGTACTACGAAAGTTTTGAGAAGGATCGTGCATTGATGCGTAGATTCTATCGTGTAAGTATTGATGAACCAAATAAAGATACAACTATCAGTATTCTGACTGGATTAAGTGAACGGTTGAACGATTTCCATGGTGTTGAGATTACATCAGAAGCGGTAATTTCAGCAGTTGAAAGTGCTGAACGTTATATTCACGACCGCAAGAACCCTGACAAATCTATTGACTTACTTGATGCGGCTTGTGCCCGTCAAAAAGTTGATGGTAACAAAGGTGCTCAGATTACCAAAGATATGATTTTTCAACAAGTTGAACGTTTTACTGGTGTCCCTGCTGATAAACTTAGCGGTGATAATATGGATCGTATTCAAACACTTGAAGTTAATGTCAAGGGCAAACTATATGGTCAAGATGAAACCGTTGATAAGGTTCTTGAACGTGTATATGTATCATTTGCCGGTATCGGTAGTGAGACTAAACCTACAGCAAGTTTCTTGTTCTTAGGCCCAACTGGTACAGGTAAAACAGAATTAGCTAAGTTGTTAAGTAAAAACTTAGAAATGCCATTGCTCAAATACGATATGAGTGAATACGGTGAAAGACATTCAGTGTCAAGCTTGATTGGACCTCCTCCTGGCTACGTTGGCTTTGGTGACAGTCAAGTATCAGGTGGACGATTAATCAATGACTTGAGTAAGAACCCACACAGTATACTGTTGTTTGATGAAGTTGAGAAAGCACACCCTGATATCTTTAACATCTTCTTACAGATGTTAGATGAAGGTCGTGTTACTGGTAGTAATGGTAAAGAAGTTAATTGCAAGAACACTATCATTATTATGACAAGTAATTTAGGTAGTGCAGATAGTGAACGTAATAACATTGGATTTGGTAATCAAGAAAAATCGGGTGAGGATGACAAGGCATTGAAAGAATTCTTTAAACCAGAATTTAGAAATCGTTTAGATTTAGTATGTAAGTTTAACAAACTTGATATGCTTGCGATTAAGAAGATTGTTGTTAAGTTTGCAGAACAATTAAAAGACTCATTGTTAGACAAGCACAATATTACATTGAATTTATCAGAACCTGTAGTTGAGTACTTAGCAGAACAAGGTTATGATAAAAAGATGGGTGCAAGACCGTTAGCACGTAAGATTGACGAGTTGATTCGTATACCGTTAAGTAAGAAGATTCTTTTTGAACGCATTAAGAATAGTGTTATCACAGCAGTTATGACTGATGACGTTATTGAGTATAATGTGACACAAAAATCAATAGCAAGAGTAGGCGAAGATGGGATTATTGAAATCAGTTAAAGACGTGCCCGGTATTGATTTTTATGAATATCGGGATAGTGATTACTATAACAAATACGAATACCGAGCAAGATTTCAACTTGTAGGTGTTCGTTATACATGGTATATCAAACACAATATCCAAGAACTTGTTGATAGATTGGATGCTCCTGCAGTAGGCTTAAGTTATCATCGTATTGCATATGAACGTGATGATGTGAGGGCCAATCTTTCTAAATTAGAAAAATTTATACATTGGCGAAATCTTATTAAAAAGTCTAAAACGTCAAGTATTAGAATTGAACATAATACTGTTGCAGTGTTTAGTAATGACTTGCAGGAGTTGAGGGACATTATAAATCACATTCCAGGTATTGAAATAGATGTAACTCAATCACAAATATCTAACTTTATTGGGGTTAAGTATTTTGTACGTAAACCTAAACATAAATTTAGAATTTATTTAAAATCTAAACGTGTTGAAGG